TATGTTATCTTGCACCGCCGTCCCAGCCAATCCGATAAACTCTGTATAGTCCTGCCAGTCCTCATCACCGCTTGTGTTAGAAGAAACCTGCACAATAAATCGTGTGCCGTTATGAGCGGTGGTCGTGTCTAAAGCCGCCTGGATACATAATAGAGTAGCAGCGTGTCCAGAACAATCTATTATCCCTGATTTGCTTACAGTATTCTGGGCAACACTTGTCCAATCCGTCACCGCTTCTACGGATTTTGTTGGTGTTATGGAAACAGAACCCGTGATAATCGAATTGACCTTAAGCCTCAAAGTCGAAGGATCAACCCGAAGCATCGTCGGTTCAAGATTGGAATCGTCAGTAACAGCTAAAATTACAGGAATCCTGTTTTCGTCTCTTTTAGATCTTTCGATCATATAACCTCCATACTACTATTTTAGCATATCCAGATTGGATTTGAGAGTCTGTTCCCTATCTGCCAATCTCAATTCCCTTTTACGCAATTCCCTTTCTTTACCTTCTACGATAAAAGCCTTTTTGTTTAAAGTTTCATTTTTAAGTTGGAGGTTATGCTGATATTTTTCTATTTTTAGAGCTTTCTCCTTTAAATTCTGCAGTAAGTCTTCAACTTGTTTTTCCTTATTCTGAATATTTTGCAATCTGGAATCGATTACTTCCTTGTTTTTATTAATAGCATTTTGTAATTCGTTCAATGAATTTTCACGCCTTACAAGCGATTCCTCAATATTTTGAAGTTCCCTTTCTTTTTCAGCTTCTTTTTCAATAAGATTTTGTTTCAACTTTTCGATTTCTTCCTTTTGCTCGTTTTTTTTGTTTTCCAAGTCTTTCTTCTCATTCTCAAGCGTTAGGGCTTCTGCTTCTAAATCTTCTTTCTGTGCGATTATCTTCATCTTTTCGGCTTTTAAATCTTCTCTTTCTTTTTGTAGTTTTTTCTCATCCTCATTAATTTTCTGCTGGGCGTTCATAATTATGATATCAATCGTCTCTTTACGGTTTTCGAGTTCTTCCAGTTTTTCTTCCCATTCGTGTTTCTCTGCATCAATTTGCTTAAGCAATTCTTTCTTCGTATTCTTTAGATTCTCTATTTCACGATTCAAATTAAAAATTAGACGCCGACACGTCTTTACTTCGTTTATCAAAGAAACTCTTTCAATCTCCAAAGATTTCTTTTCTCTGCGTAACTTTAAAACAGTCCCTTCTAAAAGTTTCGCTGCCTCCTCAAAATCAGACATATTTCTCCTAAAAATTCTTTAGCTTGGCTATCAAGGACTCTTTGGTTTCATTAAATCTAATAGGGATGCCCAGTCGTTTACACTCCTTCATCAACTCTACCCGCGTTGGAAGAGGTTTGCTTGGGTCGACGATTGAGGTTTGACCGGTGGGCGTCTCTTCTGTCTCTTCTGGAATTTCTACTTCTTTGGGTGGTTCCTTCAATACGCCAATTGCCGGTGGCGGAACTTCTCCAACGTCAAGCACTTTTTCCGGTTCGTTTAGTTTCTCAATCTCTTCTGCTACTCTCTCTCCTTCTGTCGGCGCAGGTTTTTGTTCCTGTTGCAAGAAATACTCGTCAACTCCAACCAGAATCTGCTTGAGTACTTTCGGTCGTTCGATAGGATGGTTAACCAAAAATTGTCTCCCAGTCTCCCTTTCCATCTTCATTAGGATGTGGTCGGCTAAATGCTTGGCGAAGTGTTCCGCAACATAACGAGGCATCCTTCTTGTTTCGCCTGGTCTAATCCGATGAGGGTGTCCAGCCCATCTGACTTGGAAAAAATCGGCGTGCGACCATCCTTCCTCTGGATCGATGTCGTCGCAGTTTAGGTCGATGTTTTGGACGATTAAAATGTCCTGGGGGTCTTCTTGTGGCATTTTGAATGCTCCTTTCTATTTAGATTATTTTTATGCTGGAGTCGCAACTGTTATATTTGCGTCAGAACTTAACGGTCTCCATAGACAATAAAAATCTATTGCTCCAGCCGTTACTGCAGCAGTTGCTACTGTCAATATAATATCAGCTCCATCATTAAGGATGAAGGTTGAAGGGATAGCTTGAACTCCTACTGCCGGATTAGCATTAACCCATATATCTCCATCAACAATATTGGTTGCCGCAGTTGAGGCGATAAGGGCTGCTGTATTGCCCGTTACCCCTACTGCAACCGTTGCCGTTGCCCCGACCAAGGTAGTGTCGCAAATCCCGAAAACGTTGACTAATACGTTTCCAGTAACAGTGAACAAGGTATGAGCGCCTACCGCTCCTGTCGTGGCTCCTACAAAAGTCCAGGTGGACTCCAATTTGAAGGATTCGTTTGTGTTGATAATTTGCCTATTAGCGTCCCGATCCATCGCTACGTCAAATCTCATATTATCTCCTTGTCTTAATTATAACACAGTTTTAAAAGTCAACCAAAAAGGAGCCTTACGGCTCCTAATTGGGTCGACCATTCCACTATTTTAATCTTAGGTTACTTTGATAACCACAAAGGAAATCTTTATCGTGCCATTAAGGGCTGCTGAGGCGTGAATATTCTGGACAACTATCACTACACTGCCTGCCGCAGGTTTGACAGTAGTAATCGCAGGCATCCCGGTTGTTGCCGTTCCCAATGCCACAGAAGCAAGAACAATATCTGCTGCGGCGACTACGCTATTGGTCAAAGTCAGTGTATAGGTGGCGCCTGCAGCCGTACTCAACGATTCGGAAGTAATAATGCCGGCGGACTTGTTAAGTGTTGCCGCACCTGACACAGCGGTTGCTACGCCATTATCGAGAATCGAGAAAGTCTTTCCGGCAGCTATCTTAGTATTACCACTCAAAGTGTTGATACCGGTCGGTGTGGTGAAGGCGGAAGGAGAGGATGACATATCAAAGGCACCGCTCGCAGTAATACTTCCACTTGTAGTGATATCTTTGTCGGTGTTTATACCTGCCTGTTGCACCACGGGGATGTGTTCTTCAAGTTTAATTGACATCTTACTCCTTTACTATTCCCCAAAAGGAGAGCCATTGCAGACAGGACAAAGTTTAGCCGTTGTTCCTGTCCCCACTAAACCAGTGTTATTGCAATTTTTGCACCCTTTTGGGACTTCTTTTTTAACAGCAACCTTTGTGGTTGACTGTTTCTTTTTTGTCATTTATCCCTCTCAATCTATTGTAAGAAAGATTGGTTTGTATTGTGTCGATACTCCAACGGTGATAGCGAATCCAACTTGCCACTCGGTTTGAGGAGCGGTAACGTCGGTTTGATCTGTAACCGCCCCGGCGGTTGTACCGTCTGCCATCAGACGAGCTCCAAGAGTAACCGATGCTCCATTCAATACCGCACAAACACCCCGTGTCTGAAGCCATCCATAATCGCCTGCCGAGATGTCCACATACGGAACGCCGGCCGGAGATTGGGTCGCGGAAGTTCCCTCAACCACGCCGTTGTAGGTATTGTGAATCAGAGAAATCTTCGATGTTGCAGCCACTAAGGCTACCTTAATCGGGTCAAAGAGCGTAAGAGTAATCACCCCAGATTGGGCAACGGCCGGATGACTGCTAATCTTATAGGTGTATCCTGCACCAGTTGCGTCGTTAACACAAAGATAACCCTCGCTATACTCGTTGGCGATGGCCGCGGTGGCGCCCAATGTTGCCTGGACTTGAGTGGCACCGATTGCAGCAGCCGCATAGACGGCGATGTTGTGATGATTTGTCTTGGGAACCGGCCCTAATTGAAGCTTGCCGTGGCTGATATTAGATGCTCCCGCCTTGGCATAGCGGAACTTCCTTTGATCGGCTAAGGTAACCGATTCACCCATATTGTGTGTTGCTTCAGGTTGTGTCCTGGTTGAATAAGGGTCAAAGTCTAAGATTGTTGCTACGGATTCTAATTTCATTTTATGTCCTTTCTATTTGTTAAACTCCTGTAACCCCGGTCAACTGTCCTGACCTTCGCGGTTGCCAGGAGGTTAAGTTGCCCAATAAAATTATGTCCGCAATCACACCAAACTGATTGGTTGGAGTCTTAAGTCCAGAACTGTTGAAACCAGTGAATTGGCTCATAGGAGGCTCGGCATATTCCCCTTCAATCTGGGACGAGCCGAAGGCAATTTTGTTGTAACCAGCGAATCCTTTGGCATCCCAGCCATACCATTTAATCCAGTTCTCATTAAGCATATATACCCTTTGGGCGGTTGCTTTCTCATCTCTAACCCAAGGAATGCCTTTGTAAGTAACGGCAACGAATCCACCCATACCGGTCAGTCCTTGGAATCCACCTCGTCGCGCTCCTCCTGTTTGTCCAACTTCATAGTAACCCAAAGATGAATAGGTTTCCCTTACTGACGGTGTCAAGAGTTGCTCATAAAGATCCCAAACCGTCTCGTTGGATACAATCAGAGTTGGCGAGGCGTTACCAGAGCCAGAAGAGATGGCTGAAAACAAAGTCGCCAGTTTAGCCAGGGTTAATGTTCCACCAGAAGAGGTTCTTGTTGCGTTCAAGACCGGATAAGTGGTTCTGGATGCTCCTCCGATTGTGCTAACAACAGTGCCATCATCAACAATCGCTTCAAGCCCAAGAAAGTCCTTGTTGGAGTTTCCTGTTCCATCTCCGTAAAGCATTGTTCCAATAGCATCGATAAGTTCTTGTTGTGTTTCTTCTAAAGCTTCTTTAACTAAGTCTGTCTGCGATTCTGCTGAAGCATTGGCTACAGCATCCATCCCAGAGATAGCCACTGGCTGTCTGGCTCCTCTCATGTCATAAACTAACTTCACTTTGGTTGAAAGCTGAGCTGCCGAGAATGTGTCAAGACCAGCGAAAGAAGTTGCGGTACCAGAATTCTGATACTTGATTGATTTTCTAACATCATAACCTTTCCCCTCTAATCCATTGCCGATTGTCCTTAAAGCCAAAATGTTGGAATTGAGGACGTTATCGACTACCTTGGGGATAAGTACTTCTTGTGTGAGTGCTTGTACTTGGTCAGAAAATGTCATTTTTGCTTCCTTTCTAACAAATTAAAAGCAGTTTGGACTGCTTTTAGCGTTCTTAATTTTATTATAAAATACCTATTTTTTTTGTCAAGACCCTTATTCTTGGGAACGTCGGACTAATTCATCCATTGATAGGTTGTGCAACTCCTTGTACGGGATTGTTCTCTTACCGCTTCCAGATCTGCCAGATGAGGAACTAACAGGAACGGTCTGTCCAAAACCGGAAGTGCGAGAACGAAGGAAGCGACCAGACCTAACATCGAATACGTAACCTCTTTCGTGTTCTCTTTGTAAGGCTTCACCTACTTTTTTCAAGTTGGTCGTTCCGAGAACAGCGGCGTAGCCGAAAACCTCTCTTCTGCAAGCCTTCCCAGGGTCGTCAGGATTATCCATATTCTGTATTGGCGGGATGATACCGGCTTTTTCCATTTCCGCCAACTGCTTATCGAACTCTTTGTCAATGGTCTCTCGGATTTTCGCTTCCTCTTCCCGAGTTGCCATTATTTCTCTTTCTTTTTCTGCCAATTTGGCTTCCGCTTCCAATCTGGCTTTCTCTTCAATTCTCCTATCTACTTCACTCCACGTCTTAGGAACCCATTCCTCTTCCTCTGCTGGCGTCTCAGTGGCAGACGGTTGAGTTAACTTTTCTTCAATCTCTGTTAATTTGTCGGTCAGGAATGCAAGATTCTCACCAATAGCGCTGACTGATTGCTTAAGAGTTTCCATCTCTTCATTGGTTTCGGGTTCTTTTTCCTCTTCTTCTTCTCCAATTAGTTCTTCCATCTTGTTTGGCATTTTGAATGCTCCTTTCTAAATTATTCTTTAGCTTTTTCTTCTAATCTTCTTAGTTTCTGTTGAGTAAAATCTTCTTCGTTTAATGGTTCTACTTCACCGGGTGATTCGATACTAAGAATCTCGAAACGTCCTGATACAATGGGTTTTTTGAGGGTGTGACCGGTATCGGGATGTTTCAAGTCGTTCGTTGATGAAGTCATCTTGGCATGTATGATGAAGTCGTATTCCTGTCCTGCTTCCATATTTTTGATTTCCGGACAATCCTTTTCGGTCAAAAACAAAGTAGGTTTGATTCTGTCAATCTGCTTAATCCGTTCTATTTGAACTGAAGGAACGGCTTCTTTTGCCATTTTTACCCCGATATTGCTCTTTCTTTCAAACGCTCAATAGCAGCACGATGTAAGCTTTTGGCGGTGTGCTTTCCTTTTTTCTGACTCCATTTTCCATCGCCTGCTCTACCCTTATGCTCGGGCAGGCTTTTGATACTTTTTGTTTCTTTGGCCCACCGATCAGCTGTTCCTTTTGGCAATTCTCCTCTTGCCTCTGCGGCGAACATCCATCTTTGTTGTGCTTTGCTTTTGAATGGCATTTTTACTCCTTATTTTTATTATATCATAATTGTTTGGGAATAGTAGATGAAGTTTCCATTGGCGTAATTCCTGTCGGCGAAGTTTCGGTTGGCGACACTGTAGAAGGAGTTGCAGTAGACGGCATTGAATTTGGGGTTGTCGTTCCGGGTTGAGCGGCACGCCGAGATATTTCCGCCTTCATCTTTTGAATAAAGTCGACAAAGTTTTGCTGAATCTTGGGTGGCAAGATTTCTATCTTACCAGAATTGACATACTCCATAAATGCCTTGACATATTCCTCTGAAGGCATCGCTTTCAGTTGTATATCTTTGCCTTGCTCTAACGACTCTATATCAGAAATCGCCTGGTCTTTATCAAGAGTTGGAATGGCTCCGGAAGTTGGTTGCTCTTGGTTAATTTCGCATATCTTTTCATATGAAGCGTAGCCATCCATATTCCCTCTCAAGAAAGCAAGCAATCTTTTAACTCTCTCTTTTGGATTGGGAGCGTTCATATCCTCGTAAAGGGTGAGCGGATCAATTTTATCTTGGGTAGCAAGTTGAACTGCTTCTGCTCGACGTCTAACCTTATCAATGGTTGAAGCCTTAACTTGTATACCAATTCCTTCATCGATACTTTCCTGAGAAAGCGTCAAGGAACTTAATTCTCCATTGGCATCAAGAGAGCGGAATTTATGTTCTTTATTGTATTGAGTCTTCATCATTTGAACTGCCCAACCGGCCATTTCGGTAATTATTCTCACAACGACGGTCTGGACCAAGTCATCTGAAACGCTAACGTCTCCTTCTCGTGTTATCTGTTTGGCAATTCCCGACTGATGAGGCGAAACGGTCTCTCCTCGAGTGACTGAATGGGTACCAAACTTTGAATCTACTTGGGTGCGATTTTGAACCAAATCTTGGAAAAGGATGGGAGATGGCGGATCAGAACGGACAGTTGCGAAAGCTTTGGTGACGTCTTCAGCTCCTTCCAACCAGATATGCTCACTCGGATCGTTAGATACTCGTCGTGCTTCCTCTTTAGTAATATAGTTGCCTGAGAAAATCTTTTTGGGGACAGCATTATCAGCAATCTCCGTAATCTGCCTACCCCGCTTGTTGATATTTTGTTGTAAAGAAATCGCCTGCTCAACAGCGGTTGTATCGTCAATTGGTGAATTACCCAGATTCTGGTAAGTAATGAAAATGTACGGTTTGCGTGGTCTATCAAAATAATTTTGCAAGACGGTTTTGATTATAGGCTTGCCATTCTCGTCAAGTTCATTGGTTGGCTTCTCAATCCCTTCCCAATCATAGTAAGGATTCTTTGACTTGCCCAAAATCATATTCTTAAACTTCCAACAAACGCCTTCTTGTTGATTGCCGTCCTTATCGTACCACGTGAACCAAATTTCCATATAACGCATCTTAGAAGCCATTTGTGTGGTTGTTCCCACAGTAATTTTAAGTTTCTGCAAAAGCTCTTCTTTTTTATCAGGAAATTTAGCACACACAAGCCCTACCGGCTCTTCTATCCATTCATAAATGATTTCCATATTGTCGGCGGTATAGCCATCGTGAGGAATAGTAGCTCGATGATCCATACTGATTTTTTTAGGATTGACTTTCTCAAAAACAAAATCACCGAATTCTCCAAGATTGGGGTCCCAGCGAATTTTGATAACACCAATCAAAAATAGATGATTATCCCTAAGCCCATCCTTGATTAGGCGTCGGATGTTTTCGTTGTTGAGTCGAATTTCCAATGCTCTCTCAACCTTTTTTGCTCTCTCTTTTGAAACATTATCATCGTTAGGTGGAACGCATTCTACTTCCGGCAGGGTGGCGGCGGCGAGTCCAATTCTCGTTTCCAAATCCTGCCAAATTAGATTGTCAACATAAGGCAGTTGCCAGTTCTCATCTATTGTTGAAGTATCAACCTGCTTGCCCAAGTAGAACTCTTCCATTTTCTTGCGGCGTTTGTCCAGTTTCAGTTCTGTGCTGTAAAAATTCTCATCGTCAATAATTCGCTGTTTGATAATCCTTATTAGGTCTTTGTCATCAATATCAAGGTGCAAGGAAGGATGAATATTAGATTCCTCTTTCCTTAATTTTTCTTGTTCCTGAATTTGTGGAAGTGGAAAAGCCATTTATACTCCTTTAAGATATCCAATATTTAGCCTTGCATCTCTCTGTTCGGTAATCTCCTTCTCCTCGCCGATCTATAGTGCCGTGACATTGAATTACTTTCGGACGTTTAATTGTATGTTCGCCTGGAATGATAATCTTGACAGAGGAATAATACTCAAAAACAACCTTTCCACAAACGATGCAATGGAATCGTTTTAATTCTGTATCGTCCGAATCATCAAGCCAGACACTGATGCGAGGCGGTTCTTTGTGAGATACCTTCATATTTTTATTATATCATTATTTATTCTCTGGGTTAACTTTTCTTTTTAAGGCACGATACTTAAACTCTTCCCAGAAATCAGGAGTTTTAATCTTGTCAGTAGTTTCAACCGTTAAATCAGACTGAGAAGGCATTATTGTCTTAACTGGTCCAGAAAGCAGTTTATATTTTTGCTTGATAAATCGCAATCCCATTCCCAAAGCATCTGCAGCGTGGTCTTCTCCTTCTGTATCAATAACTTCCGGGTCAGTTTCATCATAAACCAGTTCAGGCAAAGTCCGAATCAGATTCTGGCAGCGTTCTAAAATCAAAAGATTCGGTCGACCATCACGAGCATTAGCCAAAAATTGGTGAATGACCGCTTGGCGGTTAAGTCGCGCCGTTCGAGTAAGAGATTCTCCTTGAATTATCCTTGTTTTAATCTTGCTTTGGAAAATAGAGGCAATTGAACGCTCACCTTTATCTGAAGCAAAACAATCTCGCGGTAAAACTAAATACTCAGTTTTTTCGATTGAAGCAAAAACATTAATCTCTTCCGCCCACTCTTCTGGAGTCTTCTGATTCTGATACAACTCACGATAGCAATAAACTCTCTGGACACCAAATCTATCTTCTGGTGCTACTGCCAACCACAAAGCACAGCCCGGAGCATTGTATCCCCAATCATAAGTGATTATTTTTAAGCATCTATCCAACGAGATATCGGGCTTGGGAATAACGTGAACAATATTCAAAAACTCCGAGAAAACCTGACCAATAAAGATATTCCAATCACCCAATCTCCATGCTTTGTAGAGTTCTGGATTAACTTTTTTAAGCCCATCAAGATAATTAACGTATCCAGGATCCACTTCTTTAAGAATAGGATTATCATCTATCGTCGCTGGAATAAAAATTCTTGTCCTTCCCGTATCTGCGCCAATGAATTCTTTGCCCCAAGGTGCAGGGTCGATGAATCTCCTCTTGACCCAAGCGTGACCAGGCCCATCAGGATTTGAGGTGCAAAATATCTTTGGTTTCAATTCTGAAATCGTTGACCGGCAAGACCCCAACACTCGCAAGTAGTAAGATTCTTGAGGGATAAGGGTCAACTCCTCAATCAGAATCCTCTGATATTCGTGGCCTAAATACTTCTCATAGGAGCGGCGATCTTTCAAATGCCCAGTCCTAAACAACGCACCTGAAGGGAATCTAATCACAGCCGGAAGTCCCGAGATAGAAACTCCCAGAGAAGAATAAAAACTGGCTGCTCTATCAAGCCAGTCAACGAGGTCGTCATAATCCCTTCTCAAAATCAAAGCACGATATTTAGGGTGGAAAATGTAAGTCTTGTTGGGTTCATACTCGGGGCCAATTAGCCATACCTGTCCGGCGGCCGTCTTGCCTGGCCCTCTTGCACCACCAAACAAGGTCTCAAAAGCAGTACTGTTAAGAGCCATCTCTTGTTTTGGAAATGGAATCCAGTCCATATAAACTTTTCCTGAAGGTATTGTTTCTGTTGTATTTCTTCTTCAAGAAGCGGTATTCTTTGCGGTCGTAGCTCCTTTTTCTCAGTTGTTTTGCTCTCCTGTTTCTCATATGTTTGGAACCTTTGGCTTGTATATGTGAATAACTTCTCCTTTCGCTTCAATGTCCAGCGATTCTTTTGGTTTACCGAATTTTCTATCCATTAAATCCCGATAGAAAGGGTAATTTCCCTTCAGCGCTTCAATGATTGCCTTGACCACCATTTCAGTCTCTGGATCTTTTATTGGTAACTTCTCTTCTTTGGCGATTTTTTTAACCGCCTTTTTGAATAATGTAGAGAAGTTCTGGCTTCCTTTAGGACGGCCACTTGGATTGCCAGAAACTCCTTTTTTAAATAACCATGGCTTCTGTTCTCTGTCTGTTGTTTCAGTCATATCTTCCTCGCTTTTTGCCCTGTAAATTTCTCCCACCTTGCTAAAATTACTTCTCCATATAATGGAACAATTTCAATCGCCCTGCATCTTCTTCTCATTATTTCGCAAGCGATAATTGTACTTCCACTCCCACCGAATGGTTCCATTACTATTCCCTCTCTTGGACTTAGAACTTTTATGTAAGGCACCAATATTTGAATCGGTTTGGCACCGAAGATAACTGATTGTTCTTCTGATTTTTCTGTGCTTGCTGTCCAAGTTATATGATCAGTTATTTTTGCCCATTTACTTCCTTTCTTTCTACTCCATTCGCTTTTGCCTTTCTGCCCGTATAAAATCACTTCATAAGTGTCTAAAAGTTTTTGCCCTTTCTCTTGTAAATAATCCTCTAATTCTTTTTCGTATTCTTCGTTTAATACTCCTTCGCCTGCTAATGGTGCGATATCGTATTTACCAAAAAAGTTATATGGTCTTCCCCATCCAAAATGTCTATTTGGCAACCACCAAATAATCATATTTTGTATTTTCCAATATTTTTCAATTGCATTCCAAAGTTCTCTCACATTTTTCCAATTCTCAAAAACCATTACATTTGCTCCTTTTGGATTTTGAAATTCATTTGCGATTGATAACCATTCGTCGTATTCCGGTAATCCTCTCTCTTCCAATCCTTCATATCTTTTATTCGCTTTATATCCAAACCCTTTTTCTTTTTTAAAAAGCTCAACTCTTTTTAAATAATTTGATTTATATGGCGGGTCCGTTTCCATTAAATCAAACCTTTCTTCTCCTAATAATCTTTCCCAATTTTCTCTTTTCGTGCAATCTCCAATAATTAACTTATGTTCTCCTAATTGCCAAATGTCTCCTGGCTTTACTCCTCTCGGATTCTTTACTGCTTTCTCAAATTCTTTCTGTTCATTAAATTCATCCGCCATTTCTAATCCAAATATTCCATCCAACTCTTCGTTTTCAAATCCAATATCCTTTAGCAATCCCTCATCGAAATTAGCCAGCAAATCCCAGTCCCACTCCCCCAAGTTCTTGTTAAGGCGGATATTAAGCTCCTCAACTTCCTTATCTGTCAATTGCCTATCCGGTACTCTCACATCAACTTCATCGATCCCTTTTTCCTTCAGAACCCTATACCTAAAATGTCCGCCTATGATGGTTCCGTCCCGGTTTATGATAAGTGGGTCGGCAAGATTAAACTTGTTCAGAGATCTGCCTAAATCCTTCCATTGCTTCTCGGTTGCCTTCCTGGGGTTCCTTTCATACGGCAGCAAATCTTTGATCTTCTTTTTTTGAGTCGTCCACTTGGGTATTGTCATGTAATATCCTCCAAACGAATTGCTTACGCTTTTCCAACCCTTGGAGTTGCATTTCCAGGTTATTAAACACTTCAATGATTTGACCTAACTCTTTTTTGTCATTGGTTTGAGCCACCGCTTCCTTGGCGAGATCCCGACTTATCTCAAGAAGCCAAATTTGCTTCTGCAAGTCTTCTAAATGCGCCTGCAAAAATTCCTCTTTGGTCATATTATCTCCTTTATTCTTTCTTTAGCATCGCCGTGATGTTCAACATTCTCGTCTCGTTTAACCAACGGCTTAGCCTTAAGTTTATTATATCCCGCCTTGTTCAGTTCCTCTTGACTAAAATATTCACCTACCTTATCAGGATATCTTTTTATGAACTCGTCTCGTGGTTTAACCTTCCTCGTTGTTCTGTCATATTCGTGCGGAGGAATCATATCGGCTTCTCTTTGGATAGATTCCCTTCTAATAGAGAATCGGTTGCGGGTCAAAAGACCATCTGTTTTGGTTCCTCCGGCCTCCGAAAATCCTCCGCAATGGCTACAATACTCTTTACCTTCTATCACCTTGATGTGAGCCGTTTTTGAGCCGCAAGTAGCGCAAATCATAAAAGCTCCTTTATTCTCTTGGCCGCTGTTGGTTCCATTTCTTCTTTCTCTTCTCTTGTATATGGTCTGACTGGTCCAGATTCCTTTGGTGGGTTTAACTTTGTCCCAATCCTCTCTACCATTTTTTCCATCTTCTTCGCACCAATCAGATAGCCAAGAAGAAGCCCAATGAGCATGTTACATATTGTGATTAAGGAACCGAAAATGACATAACCTACCACTACTCTCCTTCTATCTTGTGCTTACCAATCCTACTCCACGTTAGGAGAAACTTCTTGTAGCAGATGGGACAGGTGACATAAGTATCTTCTGGTCTTGTAATCTCCACATTGCCATGCCCGCAGGGCAGTCTCAATATCTTCCTTATCGGTCTTTTATCAATTTCCTTGGATAATTTGTTCATTTCTTCCAGGTCCATTTTTTTTGTCCTTTTTTTCTACGATCAGAGTGTTGCAAGTCATTATCGCACCGGCTGTCGAAACAGCGTTCTCAAGTGCTATTCTGCTAACTTTAACCGGGTCGATGATTCCCGCCTTTATCATATCCTTTTTAAGACCATCTCTAACATCGATACCCATATCGGTCGCCTGCAGCCTTTCCATCATCTGCCCAGGATTGTAGCCCGAGTTTTCCATCAAGACCTGAAACGGCTTTTGCACCGCTTTTAAAACCAAGTTATATCCCGTCTCGATGTCGCCGTCGCTTTCGCACCTCAATCCGTTGGTGGCGGCAAGATAAGCTACCTCTCCACCTCTGACGATACCTTCCTCTATCGCCGCCTTTGTCGCCTCGATGGCATCGATGCAGCGCTCCTTTTTCTCCCTCATTTCCATTTCCGAAGGCGCGCCAACGTTGATTACTGCAATACCGGAAGTGAGTTTGGCAATCCTCTCTTTTAGTTTCTCTTGTTCAAACTCGCTGGTCGTCTGCTTCAGAATATTCTCAAGTTGTCTAACCCGCTTGTTAACGTCTTCTCTACTACCAGCCCCGTCAATTATCATCGTATTATCTTTGGTTGAGACCACTTTTTTAGCTCGACCAAAATCCGTCAGCTTCATTGAATCCAAAGACCTGCCTGTCTCCTGAGAAATAAACTCACCTCCTGTTACAACTGCGATATCTTTTAGAATCTCTTTCTGGGTTTCTCCGTATTGGGGAGCCTGAATAGCGAGAATATTCAAAAACCCTTGCAGTTTGTTGGTTATTATAGAAGCAAGAGCAATCCCGGATACTTCGCCAGCAATGATAACAATATTCTTGGGCATCTGTTTCTGGGACGTCGAATTCTCTTTGATTTTAGCCTGCGTATAGACATTTTCCAGATTCCTTGCCCATTCAATAAACTGCGAATTGGTCGTTATTTTAATATCAGTAATCAAGATGAAGGCATCTTCAACCACTGCTTCCATTGTTTGCGGGTTGGTCACAAAATAGGGAGAAATCCATCCTTTGTCGAATTGCATCCCTTCCTTGTATTCGAGTTCCATTCCGACCGTCGTCGATTCCTCTACAGCGATGATACATTCCTTTCCCAATTTATTTATCGCCGAAGCGATTAAGCTACCTATCGCCTCATCTTGGGCAGAAATAGTGGCTATTTGCTTTATCTCTTCATTAGTTTTGATAGGTTGGGCTAAAGATTTTAATCTCTTCACAATATCTTTAGCTGCCAATTCCATACCCTTACGCAACATCATAGCGTTAGCTCCGGCTGCGATATTCTTAACGGCCTCAGAAGCCATCGCATAGGTAAGAATCGTGGCGGTAGTGGTTCCGTCACCAGCCTTGTCGTTAGTCTTCTGCGCTGCTTCCTTAATTAGTTGAGCGCCCAAGTTTTCAAAGGGGTCTTCTAACTCAATCTCCTTGGCGACGCTAACTCCGTCGTGCAAAACGGATGGTGACCCAAATGGCCGCTCTATGGCAACGTTGTTAGCTTTTGGGCCTAAAGTAGAACCGACTGCTCGGGCAACAATTTTCGCTCCGGCAAGTAGTTTAGATTTTGCTTCTTCATCAAATTTGAGTTCTTTTGGCATTCGTGATGCTCCTTTCTGTTTTTTATTATATCATAATTACTGAATCAACCCAATAATATCGCTGAACGAAACGAGCCTATATCTTTTCCCTTCCAACTCTATTTCGTGTCCGGAATATTTTTTGTATGCAATGATATCACCAACCTTAATTCTGTTCTGCACTGACATATTAAAGACATCTTGAGAAGAAAATTCGTATTTAAGCTTCAACAGCGGTTGTATTTCACGTCCAGAAACCTTTGTAATTTCGATAACCTTTCCAATCTGCGATTGCTTATCTTTCTCGCCGGCTACCACAATCCCGCTTGATAGTTTGTTCTCCTCAATTTCTTCTACTAAAACATAGCCTACCATTGGAACTATTTTTTTCATTCTTAATCTCCTTTCATTATTATTATCGGCTCACAACCACCACACCGGTGATATTATTTTGATACTTGTTCGTATAAACTATTTGCCCATTCCATGGATCAACTACTCTGTATCCTAACCAAGGAATGTATCTGCCAATTACAAATAGCCAATGACTATGGTTAACTTCTACAAGACAACACTCATTAGGATTCGCCAATGCTTCCCTGATAGCATTGTCATCTCGATATCTTATCCTCGCCACCAATTTCATTTTTGGCATTGACGACCAAATGACCATTCCATCTAAGTATTTGAGCTGATCTGCCATCCAATCGGGCGTCTTGTTATCACCATAAAACCAATCATAAGCCATCACTAACGCAGTGATTGTACATCCCCAACGACCAATCGTGTAGTAGTTACCAAACTTTTTGTTGGCCCAGCGTGGATCTTGTTGACTAAATCTAATTAGCATTTTTGCTCCTTTCTTTTATTATAAACTCTAAATCGCAAATAAAAAGAGGTCTTTTTCTGTCCTGTTTTATTACCAGAAAATCTTTGCCTTCCAGCCACTCATATATTCTTTTGAAGTCGCCGTGTCGCACCTTGCACTCACCACGCATCCCTTCTATTTCAACATCATAACCCTCACCCGCTCCGCTCAACCATTGCCTTCTCGCTTTTAAGCCATATTGCTTGGCAAGGTTAACAACAAGGTTTTCTAAACTGTAGCCTTTGCGTCTGGTTTTCATTTTTCCTTCTTTGCTAAATACTCAATATCTCTTTGTTCTGTCCCCGACAAAACACTTTTTTTGGGATTGTTTATTAACTCTTTTATTTGTTCCCAGAAATAACCAAGATGATAATGAAGTTCGTCAGATATTTTCTCTACACCCCAAAAACCAATAGGCATATTATGTTCTTTAACTTGATGCCACCATTCACAATCAACTTCTTCTCCGCAAATTAGACACTCACTTTTTTTGCAAGGTTTCTTCATTTTTCCTCCAATGGTAATGGTGATGGTATTTTCTCCAATCTTTTTCTACCTACCTCACAATACTCGGGATTTATTTCAATCATAATATAGTTTCTGCCCAACTTTTTGGCGACGACTGCGGTGGTACAACTCCCTGCAAAAGGGTCAAGGACAATACCATTTGAAGGGCATCCCGCCAGTATCATCGGCTCTACCAGTTTCTCGGGGAAGGTGGCAAAATGTTTCCCTCTAACTTCTGGCGGGGCGGGTTGAGTGGGGATGGTCCAAAGGTCGCCAGGATTTTTCCCAAGAGGATGAAATGCTCCTTCTTGGTTTGGTTGAGGAGGTAATCTCATTCCGTGAATTGTTGGGTCACCCGCTGGATGATAAGGAATTTCCCAAACATCGCCTGGATTTTTGCCTTTGGGATTAGTAAAACAAGGATTATCTTCTTTAAATACCCGCCAACTTCCTGGTCCACCTTTATCGTTTCCTCTTGGGTCTATGTTTCTCCAATATCTTGCTCTCGGACTTCCAGAACTTTCTGCTTGGTCTTGAGGATAATGGGTTTTATGCCTGATATTAAGCCCTGCCATTACTCTGCTTCGTCTAGCTCCTTTATCATCATTACCATAAGATAATTGTTTTTGTCTTTCCCACTCTTGTTTATATCTCTCAATTTCTTCTTTCGTTGATTTAAATTGCGGACATTGTTTTGATTTCTTTTCGGCGTTACAGACACGATAGTTAAAACTTCTTACTTGAGGATACTTTGTATTATACCCAAACTCTCTTTCTCTAATAATTCCGTAAGGTCTTTTTTCCATAGTTTTGGGTGGAACACGGATAGCATCAAGGTCAAAGAAGTAGCGAAGGCTTTTTACTAAAAAGAAAACAGGCTCATAACTGTTTGTTAGACGGTCTTTAATAGAAGAAGGCATATGGTTTGGTTTTTCCCATATCACACAATTTCTGAGGATGAACCCCTGTTCGTCAATCATTCGTAAAACTAACCGCCAATTTTGGAGAACAAGACATTTATCAGGCAGGTCTATTTTTATTTTTCCTCTTGTAACATTATCCCATTGGTTTTTTCTCTTTCCCTCAATTCCACCAACATTTCCCTTACCAGTAGAATGAGAATTATAACAATCCCCGTGATTCCACCACATCGTCCCCGTCTTTTTAAGGACTCGTTTCAGTTCGGCAGTAATTAAAAGCATTTTGTTAAGGTATTCGTCAAGTGTTTTTTCTAACCCAATCTGCCCTTCAACTCCATAATCTCTTAAACCCCAATAAGGTGGAGAAGTAATGATCGTATCAACCGACTCATCTGGGACTTCCTTCAAAACTTCCAGAGCATCCCCGCACAAAATCTTGTTTTTAATCTCCTCTATCCTATACAACTCACCCTCCAAAAAATAACTTCAACACAAACAATACCCCATACACAACCAGAACCCACAACGCCATCACTATAACCAACGCCTCCAAGCAAGACCAGAACCGCATCTTACCACCCGCTATTATCCCGATAAACCAAGATTGAGAAGACCAGATAGAAGCCGAACATAAAGAGAGCCAACACGCCTGTTTGGACATCACCTTCTTTTTCTGGAGCGAAAATTAGCATCAAACTGCCCAACTCTCCAAAGGACGAAAGGGCGATTGAGACAATTGAATAAGTTTTCATTTTTCTCCTTTCTCTTCCTTAATCATTATTCATGTTTACCTTTCTCATCCCAGTAGGGTTTATCTATCTTACACCCAGAACCAAACTCACACTCAGGACCAAACCAGCAACCAGAACTGAACTCACAACCAGAACCAAACTCACAATCAGAACCAAAACTACAGTTGGGACCAAATTTACATCCATAATCGAACTCGCACCCAGAACCAAACCCGCACTCAGAACCAAACTGACACCAAGAACCAAATTCACACTTAGAATCGAAAATACACTTAATGAAAACACAATCATTACCAAACCTGCTTCCATCAGCAAACTTCTTATTTACAAACACCTTTCTTACTGGCTTATCAGTAACTAGCACTTCCTCTACTTTATCTTCCCAATCCCCCATTAACTCATAAGTAGCCGTTGCTACCTTTTTA